CACATAGCATACGTTGTCTTAGACGCTTTGCTGATCTTAGCATTGGAATTACTGAATACAAACCTAATGTCTACATCTGGATTATGTTTCTTCACCATCATGTGCTTCATACGATCAGCAGGTAAGAATCTACCTTTAGTCTCAACGATGATGCCATTAGGAAGAACAAAGTCAGGTGTGTATACATGCTCAGAAGCAGGTCGAATGTACTTCAACTTAAGCTTCTCATACGTGTATTCTACACCTAACTGATCCAGTTGTTCAGCTACTCTTTCTTCGAGTCCGCTGCGCCAGCCATGCTTAATTGCAACTTGCTTGGAACTTGCCATATTTGTCCTTCATAACGTCTTAACCACAAGAGCTGCTTTTGCTTCTTTTGCAGCCTCCACTGCTTCCTCAAAGGAATTGAAAGTACCTATATATTTCTGACCAAGGCGGGCTCTAAAGTTATTTCCGTTAAGAGATACATTCAAAGCTTTATTGTTGAAAGCATTAGTACTTCGGTTAACTTCCCTAAGATTCTCAATCCTGTTGTCAAGTTTATCTTGATTAATGTGATCAATATCTTTAGTAGGATCAGGCCAACACCCATGATGCAAAAACCAAACAACATGATGCACTGCTTTTCGTTGTTGTTTAAGCTTCATATAACGATAGCCGTTATGCGAATACCCACACTCTTTTCCTATGAAAGATTTCTTTCTACATTTTGTCCAGATTAACTTACCTTCCGGTAAATACTTTACTTGTTCTTCAAGATATTGTCTGGCGGATTCCATATTTGTCCCTCTTCTCTGCGCAACCATAAAAGTCTTGCTTGTTCCGTAAGATACTCAAGCGTATGTCCCAATTCTTGATACTTCTCAAACGATGCTTGAAGAAGTTCATCGGTAGTCTTCGCGTCTTTAAGAGCTTTCTCAGCCTTCTTCGGGCCAATGCCTTGTAAGCCGGGAATGTTGTCCGTCCTGTCGCCTGTAAGCAACTGAAGACAAAACGATTTATAAGCCTCGAATGGGTCGACATAGTATCTCTCATCCTTCACAGGGTTGTAGTGCCATCCTTGAAGCTGATCCAAGTCCTTATCCACATGCACAATCCAGCACTCATCCAAGAGTGTTGTGGAGTCAATGGCTACGGTATCATCAGCTTCTTCACCAACCGTTAGGATAGCACCGTGACGCTTGACTAAGTGCTCCCGCAGGGCATCGTAGTGCTTAGGCTTCACAGCATCCTTACGGTTGCCTTTGTAGGGCACTGTCTTGGCAATGTCATAACGGAAGTTAGATTTACCTGAAATCCAAGCTAGATAATTATCAGCCTTGAGATTGATATAGATAAAGTCTTCTAACCACTCCGTTAATCGTGCCTTAGCGATACCGACTGGCTCATCCTCCGTACTGAATCCAATACGGTAGACAAGAAAGTCAGCATCAACTAGTGCAATCTTAGGTTCCTGCTTACAGGATGTCGTCATCACCATCATCGGCAGCGTCAGCACCACCGTAGACCACCAGCTCAGTCACAATGATCTTACTGATAGACGGAGCAGCCCCGAACTTGGCACTCATCTTGTGGCGATACGAACCCACCAGAGCTGTCACCTTAGTACCATTACCAATCTTCTCAATAGCCACTGGATTACCTTCAGCGTCCACAGGCTCGAACAAGAACTTACTCTTACCAACGATGTAGTTACCCATCTCAGGTTTGTTCTTGATGACAATACCGAGTTCCTTCAGAGCCTCACAAGCCTTGTCTGAGAGCATACCAAGCGTGGCTTCGTACTTGGTGTTGTCCTCATTAAACTTTGTGTTGAACTCTTTCATCCAGTTAGCCCAGAAGAGTTCGCCAGCGACTTTAACAGGTTTGTTATCCATTTGAATTTCCTTTAAATGTTTATGAAAGTTCCTGCTTACTATACTACAGGGACACTGCCGTTCTTGCTACTCTCTAAGCTATGAGCCTAGTGCACCGAACCTTACCTTCCAGAATCCCAGTTGGTGTGTCAGATCAAGCTGATTACGTGGTGCGAGTGGAGGGGCACGATCCCTCAATCCTTTCGGCGGCAGATTTTAAGTCTGCTGTGTATACCAGTTCCACCACACTCGCTTACCTTAATTGTATCACCTGTACAGGCAATGTCAACAACTATTTTTATGTTCTTCGATGTAATTAGCAGCTTTTCTCATAACTTCAGGGTTGTCCTTAAACAATCCTAAAGCTCTGTTGCAATTATGACACAAAAGTTTCCTAACCTTACCTGTCTCGTGACAGTGATCAACAGCTAATCTTTCATCATGATTGTTCTTGCCAATCAGAAATCCTTCGCCGTGACAGAGATAACATTTGTTGTCCTGAGCTACTTTCATAGCTGCAAGGTCAGCATCAGTGATCCCATAGTTTCGTTTGTAGTACGAGTTCTTACCTTTACACGCAGGACTACAATAGATATTGCATGGATTTGTAGGAGTAAAGATATTCCCACAAGTCTTACAAGCCTTATCTTTAAAGTACCCCTGCGGATACTTAGTGGCAGTCATACCAGTTCAAACCTACGCGATATTCAGCAGCAATAGGACAACGGAATTGTAGCACATCTCCGGCTGTCGTAGCTGCATCAGCAACAATTTTTCCCACAATATCTCCATATTCTTTAGGTGTTTCAATCTGCACTTCGTCGTGCACCCATGCCAATAGTTTATACGGTATCTTCTTTGCTTTCAACTCAGCAGTAAAACAAACGATCCACTGCTTTGCAATGATAGCACCTGCTGATTGTAGCAGACTATTCAATGCTGCGTGCTCAGATCGTACCCATATTTTCCTACCATCAACAGCCGGAACATACCCCTTAGCTGCTAACTTGTCAACCTTTATCTTCAACTTCTTCAGAGAAGGTGTGTTGTTTAAAAAGTTATCAATCAGTTTAGCCCCTTGCTTAGCTGATCCCCCAACAGTAGAGCCAACCTTAGCTGCCCCTGCTCCATACAACACACTATAGGTCAGTGTCTTGCTCAAGTTACGTGCATCTTTATGCTCCTTTGTGTCTTCCTTCAACGTACCCATAGGAACCAAACCAAAAGCCTGAGTGTTCTTCCAGTGTACATCACCTTCCAGCAATTCACGCTGCCATTCAACATCTTGCATATAGTGCGACAAGCATCGCAACTCTACACCAGATAAGTCAACGCCAACCTGAACATTCCCTTCCTCTACTGTCCAACACTGACGACACTCAGCGCCATAGACAGACGAGGTGTTTGGTATCTGAGCAAGGTTTGGCGATGAATGGGTAGCTCTGCCGGTGACCGCGCCGTTGGTAATAACCCTGCCGTGAACCCTACCGTCCTTACCTACAGCGTCCATCCATGACTCGATCTGACTGATACGTTTGTTCAGCATCAGATACTCGGCAATGAGCTTAGCTTCAGGTATGTCTAACTTCTCTAGCACAGATTCATCCACAATCGGATGGCCTGTAGGTGTAAAGGTCTTAGGCTTCCACCCAAGTTCCTTCAGTCGTTCCCCAATTTGTTGTCTTGATCCCGGATTGAAAGTAACCACGCTGTCCTTGAGTCGCTTTCCTGTTTTGTCAGAGAATCGCTCAAGGGTAACTGGAGGCCATCGTTCCTGCATTCGTTCATATATTCCTGCCACTTTTGACTTGATGTCAGCAAGTAAGCAGGTAGCAAAGATTTGATCAAGTTTAAACCCATTCCTTTCTTGTTGAGCAATGATAGCTGCTACTTGGTGTTCGAGGTCGATACTCTCTTGGCTAAACTGTTTCTCAGCCACATCACTGATAAGCCTATGATACAACTTAGCAGTAACTTCAACGTCCCTAATGCAGTAATGCTCAAGAAGACTATCAATAGGACTGTCAAAAGACTCTCCGGCATACGCTTCCTTTCTGTCCATCATCCACTGCCATACAGCGGAGTAATCAATCTTGTGGAACCCTAGAGTGTTCCCCCATGCTTCGAGGCTGTGTCCTGTCTCCCTGCTTGGATCGAGTAGACGACTTACTATCAACGTGTCGAAGACGTTCTTCAAACCTATCCTCGTCTTCCAGCAGTTGTTCAAAACTCTGAAATCGAATCCGATTCCATTGTGTGCTATCAACTGAGTAGCCTTGCTTAGATAGTCGTTTAGGCCAGTTGGATTTCTCCAT